TCTGGTCATGGAGACCATGGGAGATCGGATTAGAATGCTGCGCCAGAGTAAGGATTACTCGCTGGCCCAATTGGGGGCGCTCGTAGGGGTCTCCAAATCCGCAGTCTCGCAATGGGAGCTCGGCCAAACGGCCAATATCAAATTGCAGACCTTCCTCCGCCTGTTGGAGGTGTTGGGTACTAAATACGAATATCTCGTTTTCGGCGCCAGCCGCGCCGGCGGCCCACGCGGCGCCCCCGCTGCCCGTGGCAAGACTTCCGAAGGGTCCTAAAGTCCACCCATAGGACGTTCTCTGTCCTGAAGATCCGTTTCGCGTTCACTATCCCACCCCGGTTTGCTGTAGTCCTTCACCCTTGCCTCTAGACCGCCTTCCGTAGTGGTCTTCCCGATATACGCTTATTTCGGTCCAGCATGCTTGACACATAGTCCAGTTTGCTTTACTTTAGCTCCAAGGTCAGCAACACCACTTTGGAGCTCACATGCAAGTCTGCCGTCTCACCCACCGCCTCCCTTTCGAATCATGGGCCATCGCCGCCGCTGTGGTGTGGAGCTGCGTGGCGCTGGTGCTGTCATGGAACTGAGCGACGACGAATTCAACTCTCTGGACGAACACGACGTGCGCGAGCTCGTGGCCGATGAATCTCGCTGGATGCGCAACGGCGGCATCGATGCGATCAGTTGGCCGAAGCCGCTCACGGTGCGGCCGGTGGCGGTGCGTACCCCTTACCCCTGGTGCCGCCAAAAAGACGTGTGTACTGGCAAAGGCTCGTGCCCGCTTGATCCGACGTGTGGAGATTGAGATGACCTTCGCCATTTGGTTCAACACGATGATGGGCTTAGGGGCCGCTGGCTTCCTCGCCTGGTGCGTGTGGTCGCTCTTTTTCGATATCTACGATCACCTGATGCAACAGCGCACGCGACGGCGCAATCAACAGTTCGATGCGCGTGTGGGTAGCGTTTGCTACCGCGGTCAGCCGGGAGTGCATCGATGACAGAGATCAGCACCGAACAGCTGCTCCTATGGTCCATCGAGCGCGACTGCCACTTGAAGCAGATCACCGCACTCAAGGGCGATAACACGCTCTTGGAGGCACGCATCCGGTTACTCGAGGCACGGCTCAAGCGGGCGTATCAGATCGATATTGGCTTTCAACGAACAGGATGACCCTATGACTAAATTCGCCCAATTCAAGGATTTGAAGTGGAGCTATGTCTCCCCGCTAATCCTTGCCGAAGAGGACAGCAAGCACACTAAGCTCGTGCGCGTGAGCGACTGGGCCGATGTGGAGTTCGTACCGCGAAAGCTGGACGAGATGGTGCCCGAACAGGTCGCCGCGCTCGATAACGACATTGCCGAGGTCACCGAGAAATTCGGCAAAGCGCTCGCGGAGTTGAAGACGCGCAAGGCGGAGTTGCTGTCGCTCACTCAAGACGCGGTGACAGCATGAACGCACAAGTCAAAGAACAATGGCCGGTGGGAGCGGAATCCTATCCCGTCCTCACCGTGCCGAAGGTGTACGGCGCCATCGTCAAGGTCATGAAGGACATTGGCAAGGCGGGCATCAGCAAGGATCGCGAGAACAAGCAGCAGGGCTATTCGTTCCGCGGCATCGATGATGTCTACAACGCGCTGAACGGCTTCATCTCGGAGGCAAATCTCTGCGTGCTGCCGCGCGTAATGAAGCGCGATGTGACTGAGCGCGTGAGCCAAAAAGGCGGCGCGTTGTTCTACGTGGTGCTCGATGTCGAGTTTGACTTCGTGAGCGCCGAGGATGGCAGCAAGCACACCGTCTCGACCGTGGGCGAGGCGATGGATTCGGGCGACAAGGCGACGAACAAAGCCATGTCCGCCGCGTACAAATACGCATGCATGGAAGTCTTCTGCATCCCCACCGAGGGGGACAACGACGCGGATAGGACGACGCATGAGGTCGCCGCCGCGCCGGTACCGGAAGATTGCTGGACCGCGCTCAATGACGCCGCAAAACTCGGCGAGAAAGAACTGCGCCGCGTCTGGAAGGATCAGATCAGCGAGTCAACGCGCGAACTCATCACCGGCGCCCATGGGGCCAAGTGGGACACGATCAAAGCCATTGCGACGGGCATCGATAACCAGAAAAAGGCAACCTCATGAAATTCACCATCGTCACCCATCCCCAGCGCTCACCCGAATGGTTCTTAGCTCGCGCGGGACGCCTCACCGGCTCCTGCGCCTCGGCTGTGACGGCGAAGGGCAAAGGGACGGCCGAGTCTGTCGCCCGCCGCGATTACCGCCTGCAACTCGCCTGCGAGCGGCTGACGAACATCCCGCAAGAGGGCGGCTTCGTGAACGAAGCCATGCAGCGCGGGATTGACTTGGAGCCGACCGCCTTCGCGGCGTATGAGGCGGCCACCGGGAACATGGTGCGCTCCACGGGGTTCCTATCCGCCGACGAACACATGGTCGGCTGTTCGCTGGACGGGGACGTTGACGGGTTCGAGGGAATCATCGAACTCAAGTGCCCGAAGACATCGACCCACCTAGGCTATCTCAAGAATCCGCAGTCGCTGATGGACGCCTACTTTGAGCAGGTGGTGCATAACCTGTGGGTGTCTGGCGCGAAGTGGTGCGACATCGTGAGCTTTGATGACCGGTTACCGAAAGCCTTGCGTTTGTGCCGGCTGCACATTGACCGCGCGGATCCCGTGATTGAGACCTATGAGGCTGCGGCATTGAAGTTCTTAGCCGAGGTTGACGCCGAGGTTTTGGCGTTACAGGCACTCGCGGCGTGATTGACCAAGCACGAATGGAGGCGGCAATGGAGTTCCTGGCGGATTCCGATGTGTCGTTCGCCGAGGCCAAGACGGAGGTGATGCGCCAGGAAATCCTCTGCAAGCGCATCCGCGCCCGCGTCTTCGGGTTTGTGGAGGGAAGCGTCGAGTCTCGCAAATCACAAGCAGAGACGCACCAAGAGGTCATCACGGCGGATGACGGCTACATAGCGGCTACCCTGGCATTTGAGACCTTGAGGGCTCGCAGGGGGCGCGCAGAGATCGTGATCGATGTGTGGCGCAGCCTGAATGCGAGTCAGAGAAAGTCGTGATCCGCATCGGCCCCACGCGCGATGAGAAGCGTTACGCCGCCCTGAGGTCCATCGGCTGCATAGCATGCGTGCTCAAAGGCTACACGTTCCCGTGCGGTCATCCCGAGATTCACCACGTCGATGGAACTAGAGGGCAAGGAATTCGACAGGCTTTACGGCTCTCAGCGGGCGTTGCTGGCGAAGGTCAATGAACTGTTGCGAGAGACCGCATGACAGCCGCTGAAACGTTTTATCTGTGGTTCGGTTTTGGGTGCGGCGTGCTTCTAGGCCTGTTTGCCGGCTACGTCTTCTTCGGGAAAAGGAACAGAGCATGAGTGACCAGGAAATGCACGATCTGTTGGTCTGGGTCTATCAGCAAACCCGCGATGCGCTTTTCACCAAGGGAAATGGCAAGAAGGCCAGCGAGGTCCGAGACCGCGCATTGTCGGAAATCAACCGACGGCTGGCGCATTTCCGCGAAGGGAGCCTCGTTTGATCCACTACCACGGTCTGCCGATGTGGCCCATGTCCGATATGCCGCGCGCCTTCGCAGCTCGTCACGGCATGGTCAGTTTCGAGCATCCAGATCAGATTGAGATTGCCGCCGAAGTCTGCCAGTCGGTCGTGCTGGACAATGGCGCGTTCTCAGCCTGGAAGAAGGGCCGGACAATTGATTTCGGGGGATATGCCAACTGGGTAGATGCATGGCTCAAGCATCCGGCTGTGGACTGGTGCGTGATCCCCGATGTGATCGACGGCACCGAGGATGAGAACGACGGCCTGCTCGCATCGTGGCCCTTCGACGGCTCCCGATCGGTTCCTGTCTACCATATGCACGAGTCGCTAGACCGCCTAGAGCGGCTCTGTGACGCCTATCCGCGCGTGGCCCTGGGATCGTCAGGCAAGTGGTCCGATCCGGGCGCGCCAGCATGGTGGGTGCGTATGGCGGAGGTTATGAGCGCCTGCTGCGATGAGGACGGCATGCCGCTGACCAAACTGCACGGGCTACGGATGCTAGACCCAGTGATTTTCAGTCACCTACCCCTGTCGTCGGCGGATTCCTGCAACGTCGCCCGCAACGTCGGGATCGACGCCAAGTGGAATGGCCCGTATGCCCCGAAGTCCAAGCACATGCGGGCACTCGTGATGATGGACCGCATCGAGGGACACGCGAGCGCAGGCCGCTGGTGTTCGTCGTCCAAGGGCGTGCAACACAACCTGGAGCTCATCGGATGACGTGCTTCACTAATGCACAGCCGAGGGAAGCGTCATGAGACTCATAGACGGAGCAGATGGCGTTAAGGGTCACTATTGCATCGGTCGCCTCATGGCAGGCAGTGACGCGTACTGGGAATTTTACAACCACGGTAAATGGGAATCCGCCGGCCAAGTCTTCACGAGAAAAGAGACCGCCGAAGCGGTGTTGGAACAATTGGAGCGCCATTGCTCCGCCCCTGCAAAGGAGGTATCCAAGTGACGCGATGGAAGCTGCATAGGCGCTGCTGGGCACGGCGGACCGGGTTCGCTGTGGTCACGGACGAGCAAATTGAGCAATTCGGGATTCCGCTCGCGAGCGTCGGGATCTACCGGAACCGTCATCGGGCTACTGACGACTATTACCTAGTGGACCGCCGCCGCTTGCAGCGACACGTGCGGCGGGAATATGAATCTATTCAGCGCGATATTGATGCACTCGGGGCCATGATCCCGCCAGCGCGCTCCACTGCGCAAAGAGAGGTATCCAAGTGAACTGGAAAGACACCCTGTGGCACTTCTGGCGCGGCTTCTCCTATGGATTTACACACCCGTGGAAACTTCCTTGGAAGCACCCGCCACCAGATTCTTGGATGCAAAGAAACTCGGAGTCGAAATGAGCATGGAACTGTGTCACGGCGGGAACGAAAAAGCCTACATTGCGGCGGAGCGGGATCGGCTCAAAGCCGAGCTTGCCAACTCTCGCCGAATGCACAATGAGACTAGCGTGAAATGGCAGACGCGAGTTGATCAGTGCGACGCCCTCGCCGCCGACCGCGATCAGATCAGCCTGACCCTCGCTGTCGCCAAAGCAGATCGGGACAAGTGGTTTGGCAGGGCGAGGGATCTGCAGGCGGCGCTAACGCTGCTATATGACAAATGGGAGAACGGCGACGATTGCTATGAAGACCCCGAGAGGTTCGGCGGTTTTCTCGGAAAGGCATTCAAGCTTAATGAGGCCGAGGAAAACCAAGTGTTAGCGCTGATCGGTTCCACACCGGAAACGGTGGAGTGCATATGCTGGCCCGGTCAGCCTGCAATTCCAAGCTGCCCTGTCCACGCACAGTCGGAAACAGGAGAAAACCATGGGTCTTGATCTAATCCCCGAATCCGAGATCCGCCGCATCCTGGCAGAGCGAGACGACGCTATTGCGGATCGCGCCAAGTGGGTTGAGGATTTCTACAAGCTGCAATCCAAATTCGACGCGCGAGGGGCGGCGCTAGAGGCCATTTCCAACGGCGAGGGAGCCGGCGGTTTGGCCGAAACTGAACGGCTGCAAGAGATTGCGCGAGCAGCGCTGACAGCCCCGGAAACGGGAGATGTCAAACCATGAGAATTGAGCCCGTCACCGTGGAGGCTTTTACGATTTATGACGCTCCTGCGCTGGACCCTGTCATGGTGGTCATGCAGGACTACCACGTCGGCAGCGGTCGTCTGTTGGTCGAGTGCTTTGGTAGCGCATGGTCCGCCTATTGGGGCGCGATGGGCGACAACGGGGTGCGTGGATTCGTATGCAGTTGCAGTGCCGACTACGTCACCAATCGTCTGTGGCCCTCCGGGCAGAGACGAATCAAGAAAGACTATGCGTATCTGACTCGGATCGTCGAAGCGGTTCAGACGGCTCTGCGCTCTGCTAGTGACCGGGGAGAGAATCGTGGCTAGGGAAGATCATCGAAACGCTTTCTGGCGCAGGGTCATTGGTGTGGTGGAGAAGCCCATCAAGTTGCTGCCGGAAAAGAGACTCAATGCAAATTTGGAGTTCTGTGGCGACTTCGCGGAGGCGTATCAGTGCGGTGTCGAGGAAGCGCAAGGTGAATGTCTCGCGCGGATTCAGGAACTGCAACGGAAGCTGCTGGCCTCACGATTGCCGGTCGCCGTCGCACCTCAGTCGAGTGAGCAACCTGACCGGGGAACGAAGCCATGAATTGCAAGCAAGGTGATCTGGCGATGGTGGTCGGTGGCTGCGTCGGAACTCAGGTCGGCAAGATCGTCAATTGCATTCGCTTGCTCGCTTTGGAGGAACACACGGTTCCATTGGACGCAGGTCCGGTATGGCTGGTGGATGCACAAATGGCATTTAGCGACAGAGTAACTTGGGCGAACAGTCTGCATCCCTGGGTTCCAGATAGATTCTTGATGCCAATAAATCCGCGCAACGATGAGTCTGTCGAGACTCCTGACGCGATCTCAGTCGAGTGAGGGAACAGAGCCATGATGATGTCGTTGGTAAAAGTGATCTTCGCGCTAGTGGCGCTGATCTTTTGTGGCATCGCATTGGTTGCCGAAATCAAAGTGCTCTTCGGGTGAGTTACCTGAGCATCCAAATGCAGAAAGTTGAAATGAATTACCTGTCTGTTCAAGTACTTCCGGTCTCATGCTTCACTGCGCGAATTTTCGTCGCTGAGCGGCGCGTATCATCGAAAAACTCTATATTTACTGAGGTTTTCTATGAAAGGCAAATGGATCGCAGTGACGGACGCGGCCGAGATCGAAGAGCTAACGACGCGCAAGGGCGAACTCGACACGCCGACGCTCTACGCGCCGAATGGGCTGCTGTGGGCGGTGGCGGGGGAATACAGACTATGGAGGGCGGCGCGTGAGCGACAAGTACATTCTTGAGGGTCACAAAGTGGTTCCGGCGGACCTGATGACATGGGCTCGCTGGTTCGAGACCGCTGGCGATAGTCGAATCGTCGCGAAGATGGATATAGCGCACGTCAACGTGTCCACCGTATTCCTGGGTCTCGATTATCGCTACGGTGGCGAAGGCCCTCCGCAGATTTTCGAGACCATGATATTTGGTGGTCCGCAAGATGGCTGGCAGGAACGTTGCGCGACGTGGGAAGAGGCCGAACTGATGCATCTGCGCGCGGTAGCGGTGGCCGAGGCCGCGTTCGATGACTCTACGAATACTTCAGGGGCTGATCAGTGACCAAATACGCCAGCGAAACGACCGTCAGCCCCGAGAAGTCTCGCCACGAAATCGAGACAATTCTCAAGCGCTATGGCGCCAGTCACTATGGCTACATGAGCAGCCCGGAGACTTCCGCCATTGCGTTCCAGGCCAAAGAGCGCCGGCTGCGGTTCACGCTGCCCATGCCGAAGCGCGCCGAGCTCAATACCGACAAGCGTGGTCACTGGCGCGCCGAGGGTGCGATCGATAAGGCCTGGGAGCAGGCGATACGGCAGCGCTGGCGCGCCCTGGCACTGGTCATCAAGGCCAAGCTTGAGGCCGTAGAAACCGGCGTCTCAACGTTCGAGGAAGAGTTCATGGCGAACATTGTCCTGCCGTCCGGGCAGACCATGGCCGAGTACGCGCTGCCACAGATCGCGCAGGCTTACGAATCGAACACCATGCCGCCGCTCTTGGGCTACACGCAGTGACATCGCATACCTCACTCGCGGAGCCCAAGTGAAGAAGTACCAATTCTCAGGTCATCTATCGCCGTTGCCGCCAGGCGTTCGCCTGCCGTTGCAGCTATCCGGCGAGGTCTACCTGGTAAGCGAGGTCGAGGACGAATTGAAGTCGCGAGACGCCGCGCACGCAAAGGTAGTCGCTGAATTGAACGAGCGCATTCGCAAGCTGACGACCAGGACAATGCGATTCAGGCGGCGCAAGGTGGCTGCCCCTACATCCGGGGCTGAACATGGAAAGTGACGCCAATCTGGTCGATCCGTGCTGTGACATATGCGGAGCATCGATCACCACGGGATTGATGGCGGTTTTTTGTCCCAACAACGAGCGGTGCGAGTTCTGGCCGGATGATCCCGAAGGCGTAGCGTTCATTCAGCGGCTACGCGCTTCCCAACACCCAGAGGTAAGTCAATGAGCGAATTTATCGAAGTCGGAACCGTCACCAACAATAATCAGCCGAGATCGGACCATATCGTCGCGGCCGGACCAAACGTCACATTGAACGTTGGTACGAAGCTCTACGCCAAGCGCGCCGATCTTTACGATAG